ACAGAACTTCCTTCAGGGCAACAGTAAGTACTATTTCGGATTACCAGAATATCAAAGAGAGCAAGCCCTTCTTAGAGCGCATTTATGTAATGAGTGTCTCTTAAATCAGAAATGTCTAATTTGTAAGTGTATAACTCCTAATATGTTTTATGCACCTCAGAAAGTAGATTCTAAAAAAAGATGGGCTGCTTTCTTAAATCAAGATCAATGGGAATCCTTAAAAAATAATATTGAAGAATATTACATTTTTATAAAAAGTTTAAATGATAAACGAATTACTACAGATAATGGAATCCAAGGAGATTCCCCAAGCAACGAAGGAGTTAGCGAACAAAGCGATAAAACAATTGATCGAGAAGCTCTTAACCCAATTAAATAATGAATCTGGAACTAAAAATTGATGAAGATTTTTACTCTGATCCTCAACTCTCCCTGTTCTTTCAAGATGAAAAAGCTAAGAAAATACCCTCTAAGTTAATGTGGGCTTTAGTTCTTTACTCTCATCCAAAGTCATTATATGCTACCTTAGATCCTAGTTCCAGAGTACTTCTTATTGAACAGGATTATTTAAAGTCTAAGTTAGATGTTTCTAAGTATCAGGATATTCTAGATAAGATAGGTAAGATTTCTCTAACAAAATCTAAAAGGCTCTTAGATTCTTGGGAAAAGAAGCTAGAAGAAAGAGATGAGTTTATCAGAACTCTTAGTTATTCTCAGGAGACTTATGAGATCTTGGACAAAATGATGGCAGCTACTTCTAAGATGTGGGATAATTACCAGCAAGTAAAAAAGAAAGCTGAAGAAGAATCGGATTCAAGAGTACTAGGGGATACAGAGCTGTCTTTATCAGACAAAGGAATAATATGATAAAAGAAACTAAATACTTTAAATCTCTAACAGCTCGAGCTAGAATGCTACCTCTTACTGTTACTGTTTTTAGATGTAAGTCCTTAGAAAAGACATTTAAACACTTTTCTGAAAAATATAGTTGGGATCTTTCTGTAGATGAGCATACTCTAGCGTATACTGTAACAGATGGACCTAAATCTTATATTTTTCTCTCAGAAGAATCTAATATGTCTCAATTAGTCCATGAAATCTCTCATGCAGCAATCAGAGGACTTGACTTCTTAAACATAAAAATAAAACCCAATAATCACGAGATTCTGTCTTACTACTTACAGTTCTTGTTTGATAGACTACAATTTATAATTGATCCTGATTTAATAGAAATAAATAATGCAGAAACTACCAACTAAACAGATTACTTTTTCACCTGATTCTCAGGAAATTTTACTTAAAGGTGCAGAAAAGCTTTACAGAGCAGTTGCTTCGACACTAGGCCCTAAAGGAAGAAATGTTGTTATTGAAGCTACTTATGGTACTCCGCTTGTAACTAAAGATGGTGTTACTGTAGCAAAACATACTGTACTTCCTAATCCTCAAGAGAATTTAGGAGCGGAAATTATTAAGCAAGCTGCTCTTAAAACGCTAGAAAAGGCAGGTGATGGTCCCCAACCACTTCATGCTAAAATCCTAACTCCTAATGGTTTTACTACTATGGGGCAGATAAAAAAAGGAGATATTATATGCGCTCCAGACCAGACTACTCAAATAGTTGAGGAAGTATATGATAAAGGAGATTTACAAATTTATAAAGTAACTCTTTCTGATGGTAGAGTAGTCGAGTGCTCTTCTAATCACTTATGGAATGTTATTACTTCTTATGGATCTTCTAAAGTTCTTACTACAGAAGAGATCTTAAAAACAGGTAAAGTAAAAAGTATGTCTCCAGCTGGAGACTCTATACATGGGTTTTACTTACCAAAAGCTAAAATTCACTTAGCAGAAAAACCAATAACTATCGATCCTTATTTACTTGGACTCTTAATAGGAGACGGTTCTTTAAGTGGCACAGGAGAAATAGAGTTATCTTTAGGATTAAACAAGGAGCATATAATTTCTAAGCTTCCTACTAACCTAAAGTTTACAGTTGCCTTCAAAGAAAGAAAGAATTATTTTCGTATTAAATTCAAAGACTCTTTTTTAAAGGAACAACTAAAAGAGCTTGGATTATACGGTACAAAATCTTCTACTAAATTTATTCCATATAGTTACTTATTTAACTCTGAAGAAATTCGTAGAGGTCTTCTTCAAGGGTTACTTGATACTGACGGATATTTAAATAAGAAAGGATTATTTGAATTTAGTACTGTAAGTCATCAGCTTGCAAAAGATTTTAAAACACTTGTTTGGAGTTTAGGTTATGACGTACATCATTATTTAAGACAGAGAGACAATGATAAAGATTCCTACTCTAATATTCCTATACATAGAGTATCACAACTTAAAGGCTACAAGTACGGTATAAAGATTATAGATATTACAGCTACTGATACATTTTTTCCTATGAAATGTATAAAAGTTTCTCATCCTTCTCATCTCTATATAACAGATAACTTTATTGTAACTCATAACACGACAACAAGTACAGTTCTTGCTTACCATCTTTTCAAAAACGGAAAGGACCTCCTCAGTAAATACTCTCCTATTGAGATTAAAAGACTTTATGATGAGGCTACTGATAAAGTAACTCAAGAACTAGTCAGTACTTCTAAAAAAGTAACGATAGATAATATCTATGATATTGCTAAAATATCAGCTAATAATGATTCTAAGATTGCTCAACTAATTCAACAAGGTTACCAACATGTAGGCTTAGATGGGATAATTGCAATGGAAGATTCCCAAACTACTTCTACTACTATTTCTACAATCGATGGTGTATCTATTCCTGCTTCTTACATTTCTCCTTATTTTATTACGAATCAGTCTAAACAAGAGGTAGTGTATGAAAAACCTCTTATTCTTATTACTGATATTAAGATTACTCGTAATGAACAAGTAATTCCGGCTCTCGAAATTGCTAATCAGCAAAAGAGACCACTGGTTATTATTGCGGATGATATTGACCAGCATGCTCTTACTCTTCTTATTCTTAATAAGGTACGAGCTAATTTTCCTGTTGTAGCCATCAAAGCTCCTGCCTATGCTGAGAGGAGACAAGCTATCTTAAATGACCTTTCTGCACTTACTTCCTCAAAGTTAGTTTCTAATGCGGATCAAGGCTTGCTTGAGAATGTTACCTTAGAAGATTTAGGAACCTGTGATAAAATTACCGTCGATAAAGATTCTACTATTCTGCAGAATCCTACTATAGACCCTGTAAGAGTGCAGGAAAGAAAACAACAAATTCAAGATCAGCTTCTAATTGAAACTAATGAGTTTCTAAAAGAAAAACTTGAGCAAAGGTATGGATTTCTTTCTACTAAAATTGCTGTAATGTATGTAGGAGCTCCTACTGAAGCAGAGCAAAAAGAGATAAAAGCTAGGATAGATGATGCTCTAAAAGCTACAAGATGTGCAATTGCCCAAGGTTACACCAAAGGCGCCGGAGTAGCTCTCATTGAAGCTTGTCATGTTTTACCTGATGATAATGAAATCTACCAAGCTTATACCCAAGCTCTTCTTTGTCCTAATAGGAAGATTGTACAGAATGCTGGATTTGATGGTAACTCTGCTATTACTAATATGAACATTCTTACAAATGAAGAAGTAGATCTTATTCAAGCAGGTATCATTGACCCTACTCTCGTACTTCTTGAAGCTCTAAAGAATGCTAATTCAGCCGCTACTATGCTCCTACTTTCTGATACACTCATTAACAATATTGACCAAGACTTTTACAATCCTCACCAAAATGTAGAGGAGTTTCAAACACTAAATGCGGAATGAATATAGAAAACTATACCACATACCCATCTAAGATGGATGCCCAGCAGAAACATCTTTATGACAATCATGAATTTATGGCTGGGTATGAAAGCTTGGGAAATGGAGAGTATAAATTATATGTGGAAGCATTATCTGTTCCTTCGAGGATATTACCTTCCTTTACTTATAATTTTATACACATACATCCTTATCCGTCATTAAAAGCTGCTCAACAAGCTTACCACGAAATAACAGAACGTTTACTCGAAGAGACAAATTATGTTGATAAATCCTCAGGAGTTTCTAATTAAAGAAGTCCCAGATTATCACCCACTGTCTAACGATTACATATCTTTTTGGAGAAGCGAAAAAAGAAAATCTATAGAGGGCTACTGGTATCAAGGATACTATATGCCCTCTAATCTTTATTTTTATTCTAACTTTGCTAAGATCCTTTTAAATACTAAACAGTCAAGGAATATTAAGAAAGTAGGTACTCCAAGACTTAGAGATTTAGAATGGTTACTTTTTAGAGAATGGTTAATAGTTAGAGGGTTTTCTGGATTCTCAGATGATAATGAGTTTACTTCAGATAAAATAGTTTTAGAGCCTAATATAACTTTAGATATTTTACAAGAGGAAGCTCCTCACACTCTTACTACTTTTAATAACCAACTTGTAATAAAAGAGTATAAGCATCCCAGACATCTCTTAGAGATGAGACATGCTTACCATAAAGGTTATCCGATATTTACTAACCCCGCGTATAATTATATGGTGATGGGGTCTCGTGGATCTGGTAAAACTTACTCTTTTTCTACCGGTATTGTTCTTCCTACTTGGTTATTTAATGGTATTACCAGATACGGCCAATCTGAGACAGAACAATCTATCCTTCTTACTGTTGGTGCAGAAGACTCTAAGTATTCAACAGGCTTTTTATCCAAAACTAAATTTGCTTTAGAGCACCTTCCGGGTAATACAACATTTCAAGGTAGAACTTACCCTTCTCCTTTTTATAAAGAGTATAAAGGTTCGTGGGCAGCAGGTTCAGGTATTATTGCTGAGTATAAGCAGAAAACTTCTGGAGGATGGGAAACCAAAGGTACAAGGGCTACTATTAATCATCGTACATTTAAGGATAATCCTTATGCTGAGCAAGGTACTCGTCCTTATGCTATTTTCATCGAAGAATGTGGGCATGCCTCCAACTTAGAAGAGATTTATAAAAATACTAAGGATAATCTTCGAGATGGTCTTTGGAAGACTGGTACTTTAGCTATGCTAGGAACAGGTGGAGATATGTCATCTGGTACTCTGGATGCTTCTAAAATGTATTACGAACCTGAAGCTTACGATATATTTCCTTCAGAAGATATTTATGAGAATAGAGGATATATAGGATTTTTTATCCCCGCCTACTTAGCTTTAGATAATCATAAGAACGAGCAGGGTTTTACCAATATTGATGCTGCTAAAGAAGAGATCTTAAAAGCTAGAGAAAAAGCATCTAAAGCATCGTCAGATGCGCTAGCAATGGAGATACAGTATCGCCCTATTCTACCTTCTGAAATATTTCTTTCTAAGGAGTCTACTATATTTCCGACTATAGAACTCAGAAGAAGACTATCTGAAATTCAAACTCAGCATAATGATCCTATTAATGTAAACTTGTTCTTTGACCCTGAATCTACAAAGGGCGTATCTTACGAAGTGGATATACATGCTGCTCCTATAAACTCTTACCCTTGGAATAAAGATAATACTGAAGGAGCTATAACTATTTACGAATTTCCACAGGAAGTTAATTATGAAGTTCCTGAAGGTATGTATATTATTGGCCATGACCCTTACCGTACATCTACTACTACTGGTTCTTTTGCTTCTATTTACGTTTTGAAAACTTCTAAATATCCACACTTAGGATATAATGAAGTAGTTGCTTCCTACGTAGGAAGACCCTATGATGGTGTAAATAAAGTAAATGAGATATTACATAAGCTTTCAATGTTTTACGGCAACGCTAAAATTTACTTTGAGAATGCTGTAGGAAATACTAAAGATTATTTCGAAAAAGTAAAAAGGTTAGATCTTCTAGCTCGTCAACCTGTAAATGTTCTTAACAAGAAAGCGTCTTATGATTCTAAAGAGTCTCAAATATACGGGTATCCTATGTCTAATGAAAAAGTAAAATGGGAAGCGCTACAATATGTGAGAAGTTTTCTCTTAGAGGAAAGAGGCCAGAACAAGCGAAACTTAGATGTTTTACCTGATAAGTTCTTACTCCAGCAATTAATTGCTTTTAATTTAAAAGGTAACTTTGATGCAGTTATGGGATTTGTTGGATGTATTATAGGGTTAAATGAAATCTATATATCGTCAAAAAGACAAGAAGAAAATAAATCTAAGTCTGTGGACGAATTTGAGAGTTTTATAGTAAAAAATAAATATTTGTTTAATGAACAAACTACCACAACAGCGAGTATCTTACGCTGAAAAAATAAAAGATGACAAGCAATGGGCTAAAGATACTATAGACTATATAATTAAGGATTATGGAGCTTCTACTGCTATACCTGCTTCTAGTTCGAGAGCTACTAAGTTATCTAATTACCAACTTTATAATAATATTATAAACCAAGCTGATTTTGAAAAAGAATGTAATCCTCTTGGTATTCAGGTAGGACAATTTAATGATGTCATACAGCCTTATAATAAGACATATAATAAGATTCAAGTCCTCTTAGGAGAAGAATTAAGAAGAAAATTTGATTATAAAGCAGTTTTAACTAATGATACGGGTGTTCGATCTAAGTTATTTTACAGAGACCATCTTTTAAGAAATTATGTTAATCAGCAATTAAATACTGTGTTACAAGAGTTTAATTTGCAAGGCTTGGAAGTAGATGAATCTATGTTAATGGATCCTGCTGATGTCTCTAAGTTTATGGCTACTAAGTACCTAGACTCAAAAGAAATAGCCGCTAATAAAGTATTAAAGTATCTTTCAAAGAAACTAAATCTAAAGGATCTGAAGAACGATGGATTTAAACACGGATTAATCTCTGGGGAAGAGATTATTTATGTTTGTAAGAAGAATAATGAGCCTCATGTCTCTATTATAAATCCTTTAGGATTCTTCTATCATAAATCTCAAGAAACAAAACATATAGAAGATTCTTCTTACGCAGGGCACCAAACTGTTATGTCTCTTTCTGATATTCTAGATTCCTTTGGCTCAGAACTTACAGAAGAGCAAAAACAAAAATTAGAAGAGCCTTATATAAAATCTTCTTTTTCTTCTATTAATACTACGATGGTGTATGATAAAACAGACTATACTACTGAGAAGCAGAAATTTGGTTATGATTCATACATGTCAGATTCTGATACTCCTATGCACACTGTTTTTCATGTAGAGTGGAAAACATTTAAGAAAGTAGGCTTCATTAATTATATTAATGAGTACGGAGATCCTGAAATGGATATTGTATCAGAAGACTTTGAAGTACCTCCTTTTGCTAAAAAAGATAAAGAAACTTACTCTTGGGTAATAGAAAATATACAGTATAATCTAACTTGGGAATGGATAGAAGAAGTATGGGAAGGAGTTAAAATTGGAGATATTTATGTTAATCTTCAACCAAAGGAATATCAAATGCGAGATATTGATAATCCTAGATCAGTGAAATTAGGTTATCATGGAATAATTTACTCAGCAATGAATGCTGAACCTATTTCTCTTATGTCTAGAATGAGGCCTTTTCAGTATCTTTACTTTATTGTAATGCACAAACTAAAAAAGTTTATCGCAAAAGATATGGGTAAGGTATTTAATATTGATGTGACTATGATCCCGCCTAATCTTGGTCCAGAGAAAATGATGTATTATCTTCAGAATATGAATATACATTTTTATAATCCTCTGGCTAATGCGGATCAACCGGGCTGGTCGCAAAGACCGGGTATTGTAGGAGCTTCAGATATGTCTACCACTGAAACTATTATTGGTTATGTTAATCTACTCAATGCGATAGATCAGCAGTTATCAGATGTGTCAGGTGTTTCCAGACAAAGGGAAGGACAGGTAATGGCTAATGAAGCTGTTACTAATGCTCAGTCTAATATTCAGATGTCTTCTGTAATTACAGAAGTGTACTTTCATGCACACAATCGTTTGTGGGAAAATGTACTTAATTCTTTAATAGATTTAGCTGTTGCTTGCTATAAACATAAAGGTCTTACCAGACAGTTTATACTAGATGATATGAGTTTGGCAACTCTCGAGTTAAGTCCGGATTCTCTTACTAACGCGTCTTTTGGAATATTCGTAACTAACTCTCCTGAAGAACAGATGATTTTTGATTCTATCCAGCAATGGGGATTAGGTTTAATTCAGAATGATAAAGCTAAGTTCTCTGATATGATAAAGATATATAAAGCAGTATCTACTGAAGAACTTGAGCAGCAGATTTTAGAATCAGAAAAACAACAGCAGCAAAGTATACAACAAGAACAGAAGTTTCAACAGGATCTACAACAGCAAAATCTTCAAGCTCAGTATCAAGCTCAACAAGAGCAGTTTGCTCACGAAATCAGATTAAAAGAAATGGATATTCTTTCTAAGTCTTTAGATACAGAGGATAATACTTACCAAGAAAAGTTACTAGCTTTGAAAGAAAAGGAAACCGAAGCTAAAATAAAAGCTATAGAATTGAAAAATAAGCAAAATAATGCCGGGTAATTGCCGGATAATACTAGATATATTTACATATGCAGTTTGACGAACTTATAGACGATCTTGAAAAAGAAACCGTAGAAATCGAAACACCCGCAACAGAGGTTACTCCACCTGAAGACTTAGATTATTTTGAGGTCTTAAAAGCTACTAACGCACTTACTCTTCCTGAAGATTACGAATTTGTATCATTAGAACAAGCCATCGAGGATCATCGTAAATTCACCTATGAGAGTGCTAAGCAAGGAGTATTAAGCTCTGTTCCGCCAGAGCTTAAAGAAATAGTTGAGTATGCTTTAGAAGGAGGAAACTCTCTTCAGGAATACTTAGAAAAAACAAAAGCAACAGATTTCGAGAACTTAGATTTAGAAGAAGTTGAAGATCAAAAGAAAGTAATGTATAATTACTATAAGATGACATCTAACCATGATGACGCTAAGATACAACGACTAATAAACAGACTCGAAGAGAGTGGAGATCTAAAAAGTGAAGCAGAAGAAACTTTAGAGGAGCTAGTAAACTTAAAAAAAGAAAATGCTAAAAAACTCATTAGTGAGAAAAAAGAAGCAGAAAAGAAAGAACAAGAACTAGTTTCAAAAAGAATTAAAGAAATCAATGATTCACTTGAACAAACAAATTTTTCCATTGAAAGAAAAAACAGAATTAAGTCTTTTATATTTACACCTACTGATAACGGAGCTACACAATTTACCGAAGCTATAAATCAAGTATATAATAATCCTCAGCATTTTGTAGAATTTGCAAACTTTTTATCTAACTATCATCCTTCTAAAGGATTTGATTATGATAAACTAAAGAAACAAGTTCAAACTGAAAATATAAAAAATATAAAAGAGATTATTTCTGAAAAACTAGACGCAAGAACAAAAGCTACTGGTCGAAGCACAAACACAATACCAGAAGACTTCGACTGGGAACGCTACTTTTCTAAATAATTTATGGCACAGTCCTCTCTTATAATTAAACAACTCCCAGGTTTTGGGGGTGACTTTATCGATTCTAAATACTTAGGTAATTCTTACGAAACTGGAAAACCTTACGTATTTGAAAATTCACTCATGCAAACCTTCTCATCTACTTCAGAAGTATTTGACGGTAAGCTCCTTCTTAATACTCTTTCTAATACCTCAAATGGTACTATCGAGATAGATTCTGAAATCTATCGTTGGTCTCTGCAAGGCGCAGAGCAGAAAAGTATTCGTATACTCGAAAATCTTGAATCTTCCAACACCACCCCCGGTCTTAACTTGACCCCTTTCCGTGTAAAAACTGATTTGGGCTATGTTAACTATCCTGATGTTGTTATGCTCGAAGATAATGAGTATACAGCACAAGTACTCGAATCTATTCCAGACGGTACTGGTTTCATTCTTACACTTAAATTGCAAACAGACAATCCTGCGAAGTTTGTTAATCCTACTTTGTTAGAACCCGGTCGTGAAATCTCTCGTGTATGGGCCTCTACTCCTTCTGAGTATAACCAAGATTTTGGTACTCAGCAGTATCCTAACTCTTTCATGCTTGAGCATCAGGTAGGTTCCTTTGCTCAGAAGTATACAGTAACTGACAAAGCTTGGAGAGACCAAGGAAAATTGTCTATTAAGTTCATGTACTCTGATAATGGTAAAATGAAAACTGCAGACAAGTTTCTTCCTATGGCAGAAGCAAGAATGTGGGAAGCTCTTTACCAAGGTATGGAAGCCCAAGCAATCTATGGAGAGAAATCTACATCTATTGCTAAAAATGGTTACACTCTTCGCACAGGCGCTGGTACCCGTTCACAGATGAAAGATGGTTGGGTTAAATACTCTTCAACGCCAACAACTGTAAACGGTTACAAAGATTACCTTCTTGACATTTTCTTCTCCAGAGTTTCTGAGAAAGATCGTCCTGTAACAATGGTATCAGGAACTATTGGCTCTTTGGAGTTCCACGATGCTCTTGCAGCTATCGCTAATGGTTTCTTGCAAGTTGATACTCACTATGTAACTCCTCTACCAAAGGATGGGCCTACTCCCGGTTTGGCATACGGTTACCAGTTTAAGCGTTACTACGGCCCAGTAGGCATGACTATTGACGTAGCTCAAACAGCTCTGTACGATGATCGTACGTACTGCAAACGTTCACACCCACTTTATCCTAATCGTCCTATCGACTCTGCTCGTAAGACCTTTATGGATTTTGCACCTTCCGCATCTACAAATGGTGTTCCTAATATCCAACTGATAAAAGTAAAAGATACTTTCCGTTGGGGTTACCATGCGGGTTCACACACCCCAACTGGTCCTGTACAAGGTGGAGCAGTTAATTCTCTTAAAGCCGGGTTAAGAATAATCATAGCCCCCTGTCTTAGTAATAAGGCAGCGTAAACGCATTAGATTGCGGGAAAAGCCTAAAGCTTCTAAGCCAAAGCAAAATCAGAAATGATATGTGTAATGGAGCGAAAGCAGAAAAAAGTTAGAAGATACTCTACGCTGAAAAGCTAAGGAGAAGTATAATGGCCAATCCGCAGGAAAATTCCTTGTTAATATGAAAAATTTAATTTTAAATTCGACATACAGAATAATAGAAAATATACCACAAACAAATAACTGTCTAAATTTCATTGAACTTGTAGGTTATGTGACTGAAAAAAGTAACAATAAAATAAATAAAAGACCTGTTATTGCTGTAAAATGTGCTTGTGGCAAAATTCTAAATGTACTATTAAGAAATTATTTATCTGGTAAAAGCCAATCTTGCGGCTGCACTAGAAGAAAGTTTATCACAGCTGTTAAGATAGCTAGAAGAACATTCACAAAAGCAGAAAATAAAAAGTATTCTGCTTATCTTAATAGAGCAAAATCAAAAGAGTTCGAGTTTGAATTTACAAAAGATGAGTTTATAAATCTAATAAATACTCCTTGTATATATTGCGGGGTAGTAAAGTTAAATGGTTTAGATCGTATAGACTCATCCAAAGGTTACACAAAAAGTAATACTCAACCATGTTGTGGAGATTGCAATATTGCAAAACACACCAAGTCACATGAAGAGTATTTAGACTTTATAAGGCGTGTACATAAACATATTAATATGGAAGATCCTCAACGACTACAATATGCGAACCCTCTAATAGAGGGTTATGGTATAGTCTGATCTTACATGAAAGTGTAAGCTAACATAAATGATGATGTATTCTGTGAAGGGACAATGGGTGTTAAGATTACTGATGTAACACGCACAGGTGAGCTTATTTACGACATTGCTGACTAATATTATATTCTGGGAATGATAGAAAGTATATTTGGTATAAAATTACATTCTATTGTTGCGGGTATTTCTGGAGGAATAGTTTCTCTTCTTTTTGAAGAGAAACTATCTTTCTTCCGTGCCTCTCTCCTTACTTTTACTGGAGGTATAAGTGCTGGGTATTTCTCTAATTATTTAGAGCATACTATGGAACTCTCTCCTCCTTCAGTAGGATTCTACGCTTTCTTAGCAGGTTTAAGTGCAATGAGGATTATTAAAATCTTATTTGCTCTTTTAGAAAAAGTACAGAAAAACCCTATAGTGCTGGCCCAGTTCATTCCTTATATTAGATTAAATAATGGCAATAATTTATCAAATATCAGCAATAATACCAGTACTAACGATAATATGGATGTTGCAAGAAGTTCTTCCGAAGACGAACTTAAAACATAAAAACCTCATAAAAACAAAACTAATAATAGTGGCTTGCTTATGTCTAACTACAATTACAAGTCCTTCGTTAGTTACTGCCATTTTAAATGCTGCTTGCGCAATCGCTTGTAGCATTCTCGCAAATATTTTTAATAAAAAATTAAAAAGTCCAGTAGACCTTTCTGGTAACTAAAGGCATATAAATTATGAATAAAAAAGTTTTTGTATTCTCAATAAATAGACCTTCTGTATTTGGTATTTCCGAATGGAAAACAGAATCAGGTAAAGCTCTAAATAAGAATAAATTAGGTAGAGCAACTGATTCAATTTCAGCTCTTTATTCTCCTAAAGTTGGCGGTTTAGCTAACTACATTTCTTACACTCCTTATATTGACCCAGAAACGTCTTTACCTGCTAAAGATGAAAAAGGTAACACTATATTTCTTCAACAGTATCTAGAAAAGAAGTGGAATAAACCTCAAGGTTATTTCACTAATATGCCATTCACTAATAACACAAAGTTGTTAGATGAAAATTTAACTTACTTTCAAACAAAATTTTGGCCGTTGAATGACGGCTCTACTATGTTTGATCTTGGAACTATGGATGGTGAACTTGGATATTATGTACTGTTAGCTTCTCCTTATGTAGCTAACTCTGAGAAAGAGTGGAGAGAGCACAAGTGGCCAAGGGCTCAATTCTACATTGCTCTCGAAAATGAATCTGACGAATTACGCGCAACTAAGAACAAACAGAAGCTAAAAGCTTTTGCTTTCTTAGAAAGTAATGATATTTCAGATACTACACTTCGTCAAATGTGCGTAGTGCTTAAGCTGCTTACGGATCAAAGTTCTGCAACTAAAGAGCAAATTACTAACTTATTATTTGATTATGTAGACAAGTCTGTTGGCGTTAGTCCTAATAATATAGATCGAGTTTTAGAAATTAGTAATCTGTTATCTAGTCCATCTGGTAAGGAAACTTTCCAAGCAAAATATCTTCTTCAAGCGGGTATTGACAATAGAGTGATAGGAGAAAAACAAGGTACTTATACTTTTGTTAAAAGAAAAGAAGGACCACTAGTTATTGGCGAAAGATACTCTGAAGCAATTGAGTTTATTCTGAACCCAAGAAAAGCTGAAGAAGTTCAAGAACTGACAGAAGCGATAGAATCTGCTAAAAAATGACTATCCAAGAAGCCCATTATCAGTTCAAACTGAATATGGATAGGATAGATTCTCACACAAATCCAGACTTTAATAAAGCTGAAATCGATTGGCTTCTTAATGAAGCAAGACTAATCTATATTAAGAAAAGATTTAATAATGCTAATCTATCCTTTGAAGAAACTTTAAAACGCATAGAAGATCTTGCTGATCTTGTTGTCTCTTACCCAGAACAACCTGAGTTTACTCTCTCCACTGTAAACGGTGTTGCGGAACTAAAACTCAGCACTTTAAAATATCCTCATTTGTTTATCGTAAATGTTACCGCATTTAAAGTTTCAAATGATTGTACTTTACAAAGAGATGTTTATTTTGTCCAACATGACGATTTGAATAGTGTTTTAAAGAACCCTTTTCGTAAAAATGATGTATTCTATACTTATGGAAAAAGTTCTGATTCTACTGGAACAAGTTTATATTTCTATAATCTTTCTAATTCCAAAGTAAGAGTAACATACATAAAAAATCCTTCCAGACTATTTTCTGGAGGATACGCTTATATTGACGGAGTAACTTACCCACCCTCGTCTTCTTTAGAGATTAAATTCGCTGAAGAGGTTATAGATATTGCAACACAACTTGCTGCATTAAATGTGGAGTCTCCCGAGTATATACAACTCAAAGAGCGAAAAATCGCTGTAAATGAGTAATAAAATTTGAATATTTTAAACTAACTTAGTTTAAATGATTACTACTAACAAAAGAGCTGTTGAAACTTTTATCGTAAACAAAACAGCTCAGACAACAATGCCTACTTCTGGCACTGTGTCAAACTCTTCTACTCTTAATGTAAATCTTGCTGACGGCCAACTCGGCTTCGTATCAGATTCTATTTTTGGAACTGTAGCTCTTAACACTTTTGTTGATGCTACGCCTACTATTGCAGAAGCTCCAGTACTTGCTATCTATCAAGGAACTCCACAATCTGCCTCTGTTGCTACTGCAACTGCTACTTATCCTCTTTCTGTTCGTTCTTACGAGCGCACTGCATCCATTGACGGACGTGGTGATGTGAAAGTGACAAAACAAGCTTATCGTCTGCCTTCTCACTCTGTGTGGGTAGTTGGTGCTGAAGACACCAATGCAGGTGAAATTAACGTTGCTAAAACTACTGAGTATTCAATCTCTGTAGGTCTTAGAGGCTACCGTGTTGAGGAGCACTACTCCTATCAATCTGCTGCTGCAGTAAACGCTTCAGTAGTTACTCCTGACTTTACTGCTCTTTCTAAAAATGAAAAGCAAGGTCGCTCTTGGATAATCCACAACTTGGCTTGGGAAATTAACAAGCATTCAAAAGTTGTCAGAGTAAATAGCAAAGTTCCAGCTAATATGCCTGTTCTTGCTCTTGCTGTTTCTAAAGCTGGCGGTGCCGGTAAAGAAATTGGTGGTGTAACACCGCTTGCAGCTGGTGATGTAGTAAATGTAGTTAACACTGCATCAGGTCTGAAAACCGTTACTTTCACTGAAGCAATGGCCACTTCTTTAAAGAATGCGGCTCTCAAAGTTCAAGGCGGGGTAATTGCAGACTTGGAATGGACTATTGTTCCTATCGATCTTGCAGATGCTTATACTGTTTCTACTGTAGAAACAGATATGCTTATATTGATTGGTTTGGATGAATCACTGGCGTACAACGATCGCATTCCTCAAGTAAAAACTTCTTTGAAAGTTGGTCTCACTAGAGGATTTGATTATCTTACTGTTCGTAATGTACAAGCTTCTTTTTCTGACGAAGGCCAAGGTCTTTCTCGTCAGCTGGATCTGCTGTACAAAGCAACTCACGGCCAAAAGAAATATTCTAATATCCATACTGAAGATCCTTATGTTACCTACCCATCACCTATCATTGATGGAACTACATATGTAGTTTACAATGTAATGCACGGTGAATTGGATCATATCGATACTAGCAATATTATTCTTACTCCAAAAAGAGAAATAATCTGTATTCCTTCAGCTAATACTACTTTAATTTCTTCTTTCGATACAGTACTTAATAACTGGCTCGGAAGTTCAAAAACTAATAATGCTATCATAGCATTGAACTAATTACCTTTTAAGGGGGGATAGGAAAACCTATCCCCCCTTTTTTATTTCTTTTTTATGGTTAATATTTCAGATATAAAAAAAATGACATTCCCTAAGAGTGTCAAAACTAATGGCTGGAAAATGGTAGCCGGGGTATGTCCTGAAATAGTTACTATGTATGAAATCCTTGAATCTTATCACAGCTCAAAAGGACTAAATTTTTACATTGACTCTACATTAAAAGGGACAGGAACTATTTCAGACAAATTAGGAATAGCTCAAATGGGCGCTGTTGCGGGGCAGGTTATTACGTGGAATGGGTCATCTTGGGTTCCAATGAGTCCTCCCGGTTCAATACAAGCTCTTAGTTTAGCAGGCAGTATGCTTTCTCTTTCGGGTTCTAATACTATAGATCTAACTCCTGCTTTTCCACCTAATCAAACACTAAGTATACTTAGCAGATCTCTGTCAATTTCTTCAGGTAATACTGTTACTCTTCCTGACGATTTACAGACTTTAACATTTGCTGCTCCTAATATTACTTTATCTAAGTCAGGAGGAAATGTAGATATATCTAATTTTATTTCTTCTGATGTCCCTAATTTACTTGAGGCAGCGAGTGACCAAAAAATAAAAGCTACCTTAACTTTATCTAATAGGTTATCTGGTAATGGAGATAATATAGCTCTGGATATTGCTCAAATGGGAGCCGCAACTGGAGAAGTCTTAAAGTGGAATGGGACTGCTTGGGCACCTGCTATCAATACATTTTCTGGTCAATTAAATGATTTATCAGACGTTATCTTAACTCCGCCGTCATCAGGCCAATTACTGTATTATAATGGTACTGAATGGACAAACTGGACTCCTAATTACACTCTTTTACCTTCTGCGGGTATAGGAGATATTATTTACTGGTCAGGGTCAAACTGGGTTACTGCTACTCCTAGAAAAGTCACTATTCAAGTAACTTCAGGTAATTTAGTAAATACCCCGCATACTCCCAAAGCAAATACTATTACGGATGTATACCTTAACGGAGTCCTGAAAGAAGAAGGTGCAGATTATACACGAACAGGAGCTATCTTTAATTTTGTGTATAATTTTAAAACGAATGATAAAGTAACAATAAAATATTTTAGTTAATGGCAACTACAAGGCTAAGAATAGATAAACAGCTTGAGCAAAGTACGATAGCATCCTCTATTCTTTATTCTAATACTTCAAATGAAGCAGCTTGGTTTTCCCCTTCTTTAGGTTCTGATAGGATCTTATTTTGGGATGACTCTGCTTCTACAATCTCTTGGCTGTCTATTGGTTCAGGTTTAACTCTTTCTGGAACCACCCTCGCAGCTAATGTTACTTCAGTAAATGGTTTTACTGGAGCTGTATCTCTCACAACTACTAACGTTAATGAAGGTACGAACTTATACTATACTGATGAAAGAGTAGATGATCGTGTTTCAAATCTTCTTGTAGAAGGATCAAACATTACTCTTACATATAATGATAATGGATCAGGTCCGGGTACAATCACTATTTCAGCGACTGCTGGGGCTGGTGGGTACGCTACTATCCAAGATGAAGGCTCAAATCTTACCCAAAGAACTACCCTTAATTTTGTAGGTGCTGGTATTACTGCTACAGATAACGTGTCCAAGACTGACATTACACTTGATGCTGGTCTTAATGCTCTCGCTTCTTTTAATACTAATGGTATCTTAGTTCAAACTGCTGATAATACTTTTGCAGGTAGAACTCTTACAGCACCTGCTGCTGGTATTACTATCACAAATCCTGCTGGTACTGCTGGCAATCCCACCTTAGTACTTGCTAATGATTTGGCTGCTGTAGAAGGACTTTCTACTACAGGTGTTGTACGCAGAACTGCTACAGATACTTGGACAGCAGGTGGAGTACTTACTGTAGCAGAAGGTGGTACAGGTTTAACTACAATTGGTAACCAAACTATTTTAGTTGGGGGGCCGGGCAATGCTTTTTTTGAATTGGCTAATCCCGGAGCAGGGTATTTTTTTAAAGCCTCTCCGACTTTAGGCTGGGCTACTATAGGAACAGGAGATCTTAATGACGTTTCTAATATAGTGTTTAAAGATGGTAATCAAACTTTTACAGGTAATAACACATTTAACAATGTAATCGTTAATAACGTTACTCCTACTTTAGGTACTCACTTAGTAAATAAAAGTTATGTAGATAATTTAATTACAGGTTTAGACTGGAAGAACTCAGTAAGAGCCGCTTCAGGTTCTAACTTAGTTGTAACTTATACTGCTACAGGTGGTGCTTCAGGAAGAGGTCAAATTACTGGCGCTCCTAACACATTAGATAGTGTATCTCTTGCAGCAAACAATAGAATATTATTGTTTGGCCAAGCAAATGCTGCTCAAAACGGTATTTGGGTAGTAACTACTTTAGGTACAGGTTCTAACGGCGTATGGGATAGGGCAACAGACTTTGATTCAGATGCAGAAGTTACTTCAGGTGCTGCTGTATTTGTTACAGAAGGTACTGCTAATGGAGATAAAGCATTTACTCTTACTACTAATGATCCTATTACTATTGGCGGAGCATCTGGTACTAACCTTACTTTTGTACAGTTTGGTGGCGGAACTTCAGTAGTAGATGGTGCTGGTTTGTTATTCTCTGGTAATATACTTAATATACAAACTGCTAACTCTGGTAGGATTGTAGTAAATGCTGATAATATAGATTTGGCTACTACTACTGTAACAGCAGGTACTTTTGGTGATGCCACTACTTCTGCGCAGTTTTCAGTAGATGCTTATGGTAGATTAACCGCTGCAAGTAATGTACCTATTTCTCTTACTTCTTCTGCAATAACAAACTTTAATGAAGCAGCACAAGATGCAGTAGGAACAATCTTAACTGATTCTTCTACTATAGATTTTACTTATGATGACGCTGGTAATACTATTAGTGCTATTGTAATAGATGATTCTATTACTTTTGCTAAGACACAGAATATTGCTACTAACAGAATCTTGGGTAGATCTACCGCAGGTTCTGGTAATATAGAAGAATTAACTGTTATTGGAACAATTTCAGGAGGAGTTTATAATCCAGCAATTACATTTAATTTTACTCAAGTAGATTCTGGATTTACATGGGCGACTACAGATGATGGTGTGCAATCAAGTTCTGTTGAATTTGTAAAGGGGGCTGGAGTAATTTTAGAGCATGATGTTGCAAATTCTGCTGTTAAAATATCTCACGCAGATACATCTTCAGTAACTAACTTAGATACTTCTGCTGCACAAGTAATAGACACTCTTACATTCGATACTTATGGTCACGTTCAGACTGTAACTACTCGTAACTTAACACCTGCTGATATTGGCGCATCTGCTACTGGTCATACCCATGCTTTAGATGATTTATCTGATGTTGTTATTACATCACCTTCTACTAACCAAGTACTTAAGTACAACGGTACTAACTGGGTAAATGGCACAGATACAGGTGGAGTAACTACTACTATTGCATTTATCGAAGGTTCTACAGCTACTACTATTGATCTGGACGCTAATACTGGTGTTGTTAAAGATAGAAATGGTAATAACGTAGCATTTACTCTTCCTACTGACTTAGATAAATTTGAAGTCTATCGTAATGGTGTTCAACAATATAGAAGTGGTACTGTTACTACTAGAGATTATCAACTAAATGCGGGTACTAATGAAATTACTTTCGCTATCGCTTTAGTAGCTTCAGAAAGCGTACTCATTAAGAAAACTGAGTAATGGCTAATAATAGAATAACGACAAAACAAATATCCTCAGAAACTATTGCAGGGGGGAAAGCATTGCTTTCCTCTTCTGCTTCTTCTGATACAGTATTCTCTGACGTACTTACAGCAGATAGTACAAAAGCAATAATAGTAGGTACAAATAATGATGCTTACTCAGCAACTCCTTCTCTTTCTATTGAAGGTGCTTATCTAGCGATAGGAGATGCTACTGGCTCTGGTAGAACTTTTTCCAATGGATTAGGTATTAAATTCTTAGATTCTGGTATTAATAATTTTTCTATTAGATATGATGCGAGTAATCAAAGATTATTATTTGGCACTTCATCTACTAATTCTCATATCCAGATTGATTCTCAAATATTAAATTTAAACTCTACAAGAGTAGAGACACAATCGAACTCTGCCGCAACAAATTCAGCACAGGAAGTTTTTAGAAAAACTCTTGTTACATCTGGAACTCCTGCTGTTGGGTTTGGTTCTTCTGAAACAGTTTATCTTGAAGCAGTGTCAGGTTCTGCTATTCTCGCGTCTTCTATAGATACTGTTTTTACTAATGTTACAGGTTCTTCTGAGTCTACGCATCAAATTACAAGATTAAGAAGTAGCGGAGTTTTAGGAGAAAAACTTAGAGTATTAAATGACGGCTCTTTAAGATTAAATGGCAACTCTAATTTTAATTTAAGTACTTCTGCTTTAACAACCAATCAAACTTTTTTCATCACTGATACTAATTCTGGAAATATAGGTTCTATTTTTATTACTCCTAATGCAGTTTCAGGAGATGAAGCAATGGGAGCAGGAAAAGTTCAAATTTTAGCCCCATCTGCTTATACAGGTGGCGTACAAATGCTTTATATTAGTGGTGATAAAACGGCATCTATTGGCCCTGAAGGAAATTTTGGATTACTTGAGTTACAATCAACTATAACTGAGACAGGAACTTCAAGTAGTAGTACATACGGATTAAGAATTAGTACAGGAGGTACTCTTCTTAATACACATAGAGCCGTAGATATTGTAATTGATAATGCTTTAGCGCACGGTGTTTATCAGTCTGGTCCCAATTCATTTAATTTACTTGCTGGTAAAACAAGAATAGGTGGAACAAATACAATTGATTCATCTGCTATTTTAGATATTCAAGGTACAACTGGAGGTTTATTAGTACCAAGATTAACTACTGGTAATAGAGATGCTATTTCTACTCCTGCTAATGGATTGTTAATTTACAATAGTAGTTCTAACAAATTTAACTTTAGAGAAAATAGTGCTTGGGTAGAAATAGGTGGTGGAGGTGGAACTCCTGCTGGTTCTAATACTCAAATACAATATAATAATTCAGGATCATTTGGTGCTTCTACTAATTTTGAATGGGTAGATGCTTCTACAAGATTAGACATAGGTTCTCCTACATCTCCTGGTGCTTCAAGAATAGTAGTAAAAGGTGCAGATAATAGTGCTACTGGATTTTCTTTTCAAGCATTTAATAATGCTGATACAGAAAGAGTAAGAATAACTAATACAGGTTATTATCAAGGTGTTGGTTTATCAAGATTGGCTTTTGATTATGCGAACTTCTTTGAAGCAAATGCGAGATTAAGACAGCCTTTTGATTCTACATTTACAGATACTTCTGGTACTTTAGATTTATTTCATCAGTATTCTACTTTTGCCCCTACTTCTGGAATAGGTGTATTTAATGGTTTATATATAAATCAACAAATAAATCAAACAGGTGGTGCTAATGGTATTACAAGAGGTATATTTGTTGATCCTGCTCTTACTGCTTCTTCTGATTATAGAGCGATAGAAACTTCTGGTGGTAGAGTAATATTTGGTGGTGTTCAAGGTCTGGTAATTCCAAGATTAACTACTACTGAAAGGAATGCTCTTACACCACTAAACGGAACTATTATTTATAACTCTACTACTAATAAATTAACTGGTAGAGAAAATGGAGCGTGGGTTGAATATGGTGCTGGTGGAGTAACTGATGGAGATAAAGGAGATATTACAGTATCTGCTTCTGGTGCTACTTGGACAATAGATAATGATGTAGTAACTTATGCTAAAATGCAGAATGTATCTGCTACTAATAGATTACTTGGAAGATCAACTGCTGGTTCAGGAGATATAGAAGAAATTACAGTTGGTGGAGATATTACTCAATCAGGTTCTAATTTTACTGTTGTATCTGCTTCCACTACAGTTGCTGGTAAAGTAGAATTAGCAATTAATACTGAAGTTAATTCAGGTTCATCTTCTACCCTAGCCGTTACTCCTGCTGCCCTTAGATCTTCTATACATGGTGCTAAAACAGTTGCTATTCTTGTAACTGATCCTAATGGTTCTGCTCTTACAACAGGAGATGGTAAAGCATATGCAAGAATACCTTCTTATATTGAAGGTATGAATTTAATTGATGCTGGAGCATCTGTCTCTGCTAACTCTACTTCTGGCGCAGTTAATGTGATGATTAGAAGAAGAAGATCAGGAGTAAATGTGGATATGCTTTCTACGGCCCTTACTATTGATGCTAATGAATCTGATTCAGCAACTGCTGCCACACCTTATGTTATTAATACTTCTAATGATGATGTTCTTCAAGGAGATCAGATTTATGTAGATATTGATGGAGCAGGTACAGGTGCTAAAGGTTTATGTATAACACTAACTTTCCAACTACCATGACAATATTTAATTTAAAACAAGATTTAATTATTCCTTTTAAAGGAGAATCATACATTACTTTTCCTAAAGATCATTTCGCTCTTTCTTACAGAATGCAGCCTAATTACAAACAATCCTACCTTAATGTTACTGTTGATATAGTAGATTTACAAGATAATTTTGTATCTGTGTTTAAAGAGTTTGCTGTAACTGAAGAAGGATTTGCAACTGGCATTATTACTAATCTTGAAGATGTTCATGCTTGGGATATAGATATGGTTGCATTAGAAAATGCTATGGCTACTGCTCTGGATAATGGTAATGAAGAAGAGCAAAGTACAATTACTGTACAAATAGAACAACTTGGATATAGGCCTCAAGAACAAGAGTTGTTTATTAATAAGTATTCAGAAGTAATTGAGTATTTTAATAACAAAGGAGAACTTACTGAACAAGGAATTATCTGGGCTAAAAATCTCCCACAATTTAAAGATATTATATAATGGCAACTTTTTATATTGACCCTATTTTAGGAAATGATGCTAATGCTGGAACATCTACTGGTACTGCTTGGAAAACTCTTGTTAATGGCCCTTTAGCGGGACGTGTTGCTCCGGGAGATTTAATTAAAGTGAAGAAGTCTCCTGAATATACTGTATCAGGAACTACTTGGACTAATGGTAGTGCTGATGTTACTTTACCTGCTAATACTACCTTATCTATAGAACAAGGTGTAGGTAATACTTGGACTTCCGCAGCAAATGTTACTGGAGGCACTTCAACTGCTAGAAAATTAGGAGCCAATGGGCAACAGTTTACTCTCGCTGCTGGTTTTACTACAGGTAAGATTGGGCATAAGGCGACTGGTACTTTAGACTTATCTGGATATACAATGATTTCATTTTGGATAAGAAGTAGCATAGCAATAAGTACTGGGACTGTTTTATCTTTGACTTTATGTAGTGATACTACAGGAGATACTCCAGTTGTAACAATTCCAATCGGCCCACTTGCGGCAGGAACTATTTATCCTGTTACATATTATCATGGTAGTGCTTTACCTTCAAGTATTCAATCTGTAGCATTAACAGCAGCATCTGATCCGGGCATACCAGTACTTGCTATCCAAAATATTTTTGCTACAAATGGAATATCTTTAACTACCACTATCGGACCTTCTGCTGATACTGCATTTCATCCTATTGGTAGTATAGTTAACAATAGCCTATTATTAGACTCTAATGACACGACTGTATCTGGGACTGGCGGATGGATTGGTACAACAGGTACCTACACTACAACCTGTATAGATTCTTACCAAGTTGATAGGCTTGCTGGCAATTTAACTGAAGCGTTTCAATTAAATGAATCTGGTACATCGGCTTTAGCAGCGACACTAAGCGGAGGCTGGGATTTTGGAACTGATACAAGAACGGGATATACTTCTTATAATAGAATAGCAAATGGTGGTGCTGCTTATTATAATGTTGTGTACGAGAATTTTATTCTTGCTAGACCTAAGGGAATAATAGGCCCCGGAACTACAGCCTATGTTACATATAAAAATATTATTTTTAGTGGTTCAACTAATGCCCCTTGTTTAAGTTTTAATGATACAGGTAGAACTACAGACGTACAAGATTTACAATTTTATCATTGCACATCTCCGATAACATTTACTAATTCAGGAACAACAAGAATCTTTAGAAATTGCAAATTTGTGTTATCTACGATTGGTGTTTTTGGCACTACTTTAGCCTCTGCTGTTCAATGTTATAATTGTACATTTACGAGCGTAGTTCTTTTGGCCAACAATCCTACATTTAATGTTGTATTTTCTAATTGTTTAATAAATGGTAGCACAACATTTCCAGCATTTAGTAGTAATAATAACCAATCCCAATTTAGTTTAATAAACTGTACAGGTGCTGCTATGCCTATTACTGCTACGAGATTAGTTCTTGGCCATCAGTTTAGAGCATATTGGCAAACTACTACAAAACAAGGTTCTGATCCGGGGGCATGGCGTTTAGATTCTTTTGGCACATCAAGAGAGATAGGAACTCCTAATCTATTTAAAATAGGAGAAATACTTTGTTCTACGCCTTCTACACCTGTCACTGTAACAGCATGGATAAAAAAAGATAATTCTACAGGTATTGGAATTTCATTGGGCGTTATGTCCTATGAACTTGCAGGAGTATCAGAAACATTTACTACCAAAGCAAATAATACTTCGTGGGAACAAGTTTCTGTCACATTTACTCCAACTGAAGCAGGGATAATTTCTATTTATGCTCGTGCTTGGCACGCAGGAACTTCTACACAAGTATTTATAGGATCTTTAACCATAACATAATATGTATCAAGATTTACTAAATTTAAGTGTGTCTTATACAGGTTATCCTTTTTTAAGAGTTACTACTTCAAGTACTAATACTTTAACACTTGAATACTCTTATACTGGTTATCCTTGGATAGGATACTCACAAGAAATAACAAACACATTTACCCCGATAATAAGTTGGATACTATGAAACTTACAATAGACAAAATTAAAGAGTACTGGATCTCTAAAAATACATCCAGACCGAATAACATAAATGATACTTTCTTAGGTGGGCAAATGTATAACGATTCTATTAACTTATACGAAGCAATAGAAGTTGCGCAAGCCGAATCAGGTAGTACAGATTTATCAATAACTCACAATTCTAATTTTGTAAATATTAGTGTTGGTACCGACATAGAATCTATTAATCAAGCTACTACTTTACTAGCTGGAGTTATGTCAGCTACTGATAAAATATCATTAGAAAATCTAAAGACATTATCCGGAGTAAGTGGGGCAAACTTAGGAACTTTTACAGGATCTATAATTTCAGATAACTCTACTATAAAGTCAGCACTCCAACAACTTGAAACTGCAATAGGAGCAGGGCAAACTATAAACTACGATTATTCTAATAGTAGTACCTACACTCTAAGTACATCTAATATGGTATACCTAGTTCCTTCTTCAAACTTGACAGTGAACGTAAATACAATGACTGCTAATACTATATACTATGTGTACACCAGATTAGTCTCTCCTTTAAACATTGTGTTCTCTGCTTCATCTCCTAACAGTATCTGGTTTCAAGGGCAGTCTGTAACTGAGACATCTAATAATGCCGGAACTGTCCCGGGCTCATACCCTTATCATTTAGCCTACCAGTTAATACGAATAGGTAACATTATCTTTATCACACCTTTAAACATATGACTATAACAACTCAATCGAACTGCGCTACAATCACAGTAACTGATCCTGAACTTGAGAATAGCAATCTTAATGTAAAACTAACAGTTACTGTCAACTGTCAGAAAGAATATATTCTTACATATGCTAATAATCTGACTTCTTTAGTAGTAACGCCTGTACAACTAGAAATGGAAGATGCATTATCAGATGGAGTATATACTTTAAAACTTGAGATTGTAAAATCAGACTCATCTACATTTTCTTCTACTAAGTGTTACTTAGTAGACTGTAACTTATCTTGTACTATCAAAGATTATTTTACAAAAACTGATACGAAATCTTTACAAAAAGTTTTAGCCTATAATGCTCTTACTGTAGCTCAAGATTGCTTTTTATGCAATTGTGAAACTCTTTGTTTATTTTATAAAATCATAACTGACGATTGTACAAATGAATTACCTACAACTAACGACTGCGGATGTAACTAAGTTAAAGTGTAATCTTGTATTAGAAGCAGAAAAGTATTTTAAAAGTTTAAAATATACTATAGATCCTTCTAATACAAAATTACTAAAAGCTTTTAATGATTTTTTATATTCCAGCAATTCTTGCGTTACTGACGATGATATATGCTATCTAAAAGAAGTAACTGAGATAAAAGTTCCTACTCCAAATTGTGATGGCACATTTAATTGTGTAGATATAAATGCTGAAGTAAGTTTTACTGAAAATAATTGTGAGTATATAACATATGTCAACCCGCTTGCTAACTTACAGTTAGTCAATAATGCTACAACTTTCGCTGCGACTACGGATGTTTCTTGGAATAGCTGTGACGGTGGGGAAGATTTATCATTTACTTCCAGTTCCAATCTTTCTTATTCTGCTATATTTGGATTTGATATTAGTGTTCAACACTTATTATCCTCACAATCCTACATCAGATATTTAAACTTAACCAAGGTAAATTCTGCAGGAGCAGTTATTGGAACATTTGTTGCTGATCTAACTCCGGGCTCAATATACTATTCAAATAATGCTTCTTGCCCGGGCTGCTCTGCTGTAAACACTTCCCATGTCGAACTAGGTAACGCTAATTTTGTTACTGCTTTTTCTACTTTATTAAATAACATTAGCTTAGCGGAATTTGGTCAAACTGGTAGACATAATATTCAAGTAGTAAAAACAGGAGCATTTACATTCGATGTTTATAATACTGTAAGACATAATCCAACAGTAAATATATTCGGTTTAGATTTTAGTGCAGGTTTAGTAAAAGTTTATAATCCTAATACTGCCTCGACTATTCAAAAGAACGCTTCAGTCTTTTTACAGACTCCAGCAACTTTTACAAGTTCTATAAATATTACAACTCCTTGTGGGGCGTTACTTACTCCTACCGCTTCAGGTAATAGTTACTTTAGTATTTCAACCTCTACTAACTTTTTTAAATTGGTCCTGAACAGTATTATTTCTAACACTCCTTTAGCTACTTCTACTCCTTCTGTTTCTTGTAAAAAGCTTACTTATACTGGAACTTACAATCCTGCAATTACTCCCACAAAAGGATGGTATGAAGATGCTACACTATTGAATACTACAAACGTACTTACTATTACAGAATCCGGAGACTACAGTTTTAAAGTAGAAACTGCTTCTGGCTGTGAAGATGTAGTCAATGTTGTAATTACAGAAGAAGATTTACAATGAAACTAACCTTAATAAGAGAAACTTTTTTACCGGATAGGACTCTTGGCAAACTCTATATAAATGGTGTTTACTTTTGTGACACGTTAGAAGATACAGACAGGGAACTTGAAGCTAGTACACCTTTAGAAAAAATAAACGAAATAAAAATCAAGCACAAAACTTGTATACCTACTGGTACTTATAAGGTTGTAATATCATTTTCCCCAAGGTTTGGAACACAGCTTCCACTCTTGCTTAATGTGCCCGGATTTCTTGGTATAAGAATACACTCAGGAAATACCCCCGAACATACTTCTGGTTGTATTTTGCTAGGTAGAAAGCGAGGAGATATTATTAGAGAATCTAAAGCTACTATGCTTAGATTTTTTAGTATTCTTAAAAGAGCTGAAAAACTTGCTCCAGTTACTATTGATATTAAATACTAATGCGTATTTATAATTTTAAAATATAAATCAATTATATTTGTATGACATTACTCGAACATATATACGCAGTAAAAGAACTCATTTCTAAAGGCCCTTCTACCAGAGACTTTAGGTACTCAGATGAAGTAATAAAACATTTTCTTATTACAGAAAGAGCTAATCTTCTAAAGAATAAGATAAATAAATATCACCACATCTCCAATTCTAATTATCAAACTATTTGTGTAGATTTAGAAAAGTCAGATATTTCTGAATGTTGTGATACTCCAATTTGTGTAGTACTCAAAAGCAAAACTAAGTTACCTGAGACCGTAACAGCTAGATTTGGCGAACTTATGAAAGTTACTGATCTGGTAGGAAACTCTATTTCCTACTTAGATGCAACAAGTAACAAATATTCTAAGTACGCTTTATCTCCCGCTACTATAGGGTACTATATACAAAATGGCTATCTCATCATTATCTTAAATACTCATTTGGAAAAAGTTCTTGTCACTGCTTTATTTTTAGATAATAGTGCTTCTTGTACGGAAGGATGTGACCCTTTAGCTGAGACTTTTTTCATTGACAATGATTTAGTATCATCTCTTTACACTGCCGTAGTACAAAAATTACTATTAGTAAATACTAAGAATGATACTAAAAATGACGGAAGAGACAACATACTTTAAAACCACACCCCAATTTTATAAAAATTGCCATATTACTATTGATAAGCCTACTTATCTTTTAATTGTTAAAACTTTTCTACTTTGTTTATCGAAGCAAATTACTGAGGAAGGGAAAATCATAAAGTTACCTTTTGGCCTAGGACTTTTAGGAATACTAAAGAAGAAACCAGCAAAAGGAACTACTAGGCCTAAGAACTATAATCTCTTTAAAAAAGATGGCATTTCTGTTCCCTTATCAAATTTACACTCTGATGGTTATATAGCTAGGCTTTTATGGAAGAAAACTTATCCTCACTCAGAGCCCCTGATACAAAGAATAGGAGTTAACTTTAAGTTCACACCAGCTAGGGCATTTAATAGGAATATGGCAAGTTTTATAAAAACAAATAATATACACAAATACTATGACAATAACTAAATATGTACCCATAGATTCAGTTCTGTACGACTTGTCTCTTACTATAGACTCTAAATTTTGGAATGAGGCAACAGTTAAGGAGTGGCTGAATAGAGGTTACAGACAATTAGGGATTTCAGCTAAACTAGAATCAAAGGTAAAAGTGCTAGAGGTATTTCAACATAAAGTTAATTTACCAACTGACTTTATTTTCTTAAATCAAATCGGTTACTACGATAGCGAAAATTGCACTACTGACTACAAGATTTCAGACTTTAAGCCGATGAAGCTTTCTTCCTCCTCATTCAGTAAAGGTTTTTGTTTAGATACCTCTATAGAACATTGCCCCGGCTGCTTTCACGAATTTGGAATAAATACTGATCTTACAATTACGACTACACTTCCTGTCGGTATTATTATTCTTTCTTACCTTGGCTATCCTACAGATGAAAATAATACTGTCTTAATACCTGATGATGAAACAGTAAAAGAAGCTTTATTACATTATATTCTTTATAGGTATTGGATGGCAAAGTATCAAGTAAAAGAAGAAGGAGCAGACCAGAGAATGCAGTTTCATTTATCTATGTGGTCTACCCTTTCTAAGAAAGCTTATAATCTCAACTTACCTGATATATCTACTATGGAGAATATAAAAACTACACTTAATTCTCTAGTTTCAAAAGAAAACGAATTTCTAAGTTTCTTTACTAACCTTTCTACTCATGCAGAACATAACTTCTAATATGTTTACAGGAGGAATGGATCAAGACATTTTACCTAAGTTTCAAAAAGAAGGATCTTATAGGTACGCTTTAAATTCAGTGCTGGAAAATAATGAAGGCGAACTTTACTCTATTTCTTCTGAACATGCTAATATTCAGTGTGGAAATTTACCAGTAAATAAACAAATTATAGGCCATCAGCTACTTGATGATAATTCACTTTTATTATTTCTATATGATAATTCAGTAGACCCTACATTTCACGAAGTAGGTATATACTCTCCTAATAACTGCACTTATTATACACTAGCAAAAGGGTTTTGTGATTTTAATAAAAATGAACCAATTTATTCTAGATTTAAAATAATTAATGGCTGCGATAGGATTGTTTATTTTGCTTCTAAGACTACTCCATTTAGAGCTATTAATCTGGATAATTTGTGGTGGATAGATAATGACCAGAACATACTTTCTTGCGACGCGGTTAACTTTGATAAGTCCTTTACTCATATTAAGTATACTGATCCGATAGATGCTAGCTTATTAGCTTCTGCCAGCATATTTGAGAATGGAGGTTCCCTAGAATACGGTTCCTATTCTTTCTGGTTTAGATTATTAGATCCTGAATTTAATCCTACTAATGAGTGGGTTCCTCTTACAAACTATATTCCTATAGGATACGGTCCGGTAGACTCTATACTATTTGGTAATTACACTGCAGCATCTAATAACGTTTCAAGTCCTTACTATCAAGGAGTATCCTCCAAAGCTATAACTTTAGAATTACAGAATATAGAAAGCGAGTACTATCAAATTGCTGTTGCCAAAAAAATTGCTGATGATGGCACTATATCAGTTGATGTGCTTCCCCCTATAAAAGCAGAGTTTGATAAGTTTGTTTATACAGGTTCTAATCAAGCTTTAAATACTATAACTCTTACAGAGTTATTAACTCCTAATGCTAAGATTCATAATGCAGAAGCATTTGAGTTACATAATAATATTCTTTTAGTTTCAGGTAATCCTAAGTATAGAGACTACTCTACTTATCAAAGATTTGCTTCTAAAATAAAAACTACTTACAAGGCTAGTTTACCAGAGGACGGATTTTCTGGTACTGTAAATACTGTTCTAAGTAATCATAAACCTACAAGTCTGGTATTTCCTACTTTGCTACATGATGAGATATATTCTTTAGGAATAGTTTATGTACATTCTGATGGTACAGAGTCCCCTGTTTGTCACATACCCGGAAGACCGGCTGACATTATTCCTAAAAACGGAACTCACTACAATACATACATATCACCATCTGCTCTACTAGCATGGGATACAGAAGATCAACCTACTTCTGCAGATTTATTCAATCCTGATAAAAGTTTAAACTGGCAAATATATTCTACTGCCTCAATACAACTTGATACAATTACTTCTGATGAAAGAGAGTTTAAGGGTTATTTAGGTTACTATGAAACTCCTACTACATATCCAGAAATTCAAACTTGTGACGGTCTGCCTTATTGGGGTGAAGATTTTGATGGGAATGCTATAGATGAGACTACTAAAATAAGGCATCATAGAATGCCTGCTCAATGGCTATTTCCAGAAAATAATTCTTTTCCTATTGGCGATCTTGGGAACTACGGAGCACATTGCTCTTGGGGCCAATACAAACTTTCTTTAGAATTTGACAACATAGATATACCAGAAGATGTTGTAGGTTGGTATTTTGTCTATGGCGACAGAACAAACGACTACACTATAGTAGACAAAGGTTTTCTAAATATATTAAGACAGCCAGTTGCTTACAGTTCTGAAAAACCTTTTGGGCATGATTACAATACTTATTCAGATATTAGATGGTGGACTAATTTAAGTTGGACCAATCCTACTGATTTAGTAAATTTTGCATTTATTAATCCTAAAACAGTTCATGAAAAATCTGTAATTGACGGGGAGTACATATCAATTGAGAAGATCGTGTTAGATGAGTATAATGTAGATAATACTAGTCATAATGTACAAACCACGAGTGTTCCTCTAGATATTTATTCTTTAACATTAACTAGTGAAACAAAGCTAAGGCCTTACACCAGATTTACTTTTCCAGCTAAGATTAATTATAAAGTAGTAGAACAAGGATTGTTAAGAAAGAACTACTTGGTTGATTCTAAAAAGCTATCTAACATAACAGACAATAATCCTATAAGTTATCTAAGTTCTTCAACGGAAATCTTCGAGAATAGAAATGGAAACTATAATATTAACTTCCTAACTCTAGATTCGTTTATCCAAGACTTTATAAATATTAATTCACCAACTTCTTCTAAATATTCTCCGTACTTTTCTCATCAGCATTTTGTAGCTAGTCTAAAGAAAGACAGAGATGTATTTACTAACTTATTTACTATAAAGTATAAGAGGTTATCCCCTTATATACATACGCAAATTAGCCAAAAAGAAGCAAGAGGTGGTGATACTATAATCAACTGGTTTACTACTTTAGATACTTTCTTCCCTTCAGGTTCTGACGCTGTAGTTTCTAACTATGCTGGGACATGGATTGAAACTTCTTTAAATACTGAATTTAAGAAGAACTCTTCTGTCGAACAAGGTAAGTATACCCACTTCAAGTGGACTGGTAATGCTACTACTATTGGGCATCTTGCTCTTTCTAACTATATAGGATCTAAAGTTCATTACATTTCAGAATCAGACTATATACTTTACCCAGAGAACTTAGAATTAGATGAAAAATATCAAGACTTTAATATTGATAAAGTATATTTTCCTATTCCTTATAATTATGATTTCTGCAATGACTGTATAGAAAAGTCTCCTTATAGAATTTACTATTCTGATATAGACAACCAAGAAACTCAGCAGGACTTTAACAGAATAATAAAAGCTAATAATTATAAAGATGTTACATCTACTACAGGTCCTATAACAGATATTTTTAAATCTCATAATCAAATTTACTTCTCTACCTCTAATTCAATTTTCCATTTACCAGTTAATCCTCAAAGATTATCTTCAGATGAATCTCAAGTTTATATAGGTACAGGGCAGTTTTTATCTTTACCAGAAACTGAATTAAATTCAGTTGATTATTCTCTAGGAGGATTACAAGATAAGACATCAAGAGTACTAACAGAGTTTGGTACTATTTATGTTGATTACAAATCTAGAAAAGTATTTCTACTTAATCAAGGGTTACAGGATATTTCTTCCCGAGGTATGAAGTCATTCTTTCAAAATAGAGGAGGGTTTGAGTTAGATAGACAGTTTCAGCTAGCTTACAACTTTGATTTTCCTATTAGATCGGTTATTTCAGGTATAGGCTATATTTCTACATATGATCCTAGATTTAAAAGATTAATCATTACCAAAAAAGATTATAAGGTTAGAAGTAATTACAGGTTAGTTGGAGGAGTATCTACTACTAAAGGAGATGTTTATTATACAGATAGATTTTACTATTGCCCTGCAGATGGAGCGGGGGTAGCTACTACTTTATCTAATAGTGGAGTATTTGAGAATAGATCGTTTACTATATCTTATTCTTTTCTTACTAACTCTTGGGTTTCGTTTCACTCTTATATACCTTACTATATGTTTAATGATAAGGATACTTTCTTTTCAGATAACTTATTTAAGCACTCAGATTACTCTTCTTCTCTAAGATTTTATAATCAGTTGTTTCCCCAAATTGTAGACTTGAATATTCCACAGAATTCCCAAGAAATAAAGACTACAAATGCTGTTTACTATAATTCAAAGTCTGTAGTATTTGATTCTCTTACCCAGCAGTTCAAACCGTCTACCCAAACTTATAATAAGTTTATTGCGTATAATAGTACTCAAACATCCGGTACTCAGATTTTAAATTTACAGGATACACTCTTCGAGGATAATACTGCTTTAGTAAGAGTAACCGATAGGAAGTTTAGAATTAATGATATTAGAGATTATACTCAAGATCACGCTTTACCTATTTGGGACTCTTCTTGGGCATCGTTAGAATCTCAACCTTACTTGGATAAGGTTCCTACTAACTTTAATCTTAGCAAGTCTCTGTTTGAACTTTCTAGACTAAAAGATAATTATTTAGGATTAAGATTAATCTACGAACCTATTAACGATACTGTAAGAATAACGACTGATATAATAAACACTTTTACTTCAAATAAAAATCGATGAAAAAGAAATGTAAGAAAATGAACTACGGAGGAATATATCAACCTGTAGGACAACTAATAGACCCACAACTTGTTAGAGAAGCACAAGCCTTAGAAGATAGAATGAACTCTCCTTGGATGAAAGCCGCTAAGCTTACAAAAGCTTTAGCACCTCTCGCTGGAACTTTAATTGCTGGCCCTGCTGGAGGCGCAGTTGGTTCGGGTATATCACAAGGTATGACAGCTTTTGGATTAAATTATGGAGGACCTATCACTCCAATTTCGAGAGAATCTACTAATTATGTAAATCCGATGATGTCTCCAGTAATATCCCCAATGTCGCCTCTTCAAGATATGGAAATATTAATGAGAGATGGGTTTATTACTAAAACTGATGCTGTTAACTCTTTGTACCCTCCTACTTATCCAGCTCATATTAAGTCTTCACCAAAGATGATAAAGCCAATTGAAAAAGTCAGGTATCGTAACACAGGCGGGGATTTGCCACTTAGCTCGAATTCATTTGAGGTAAAAGGTGACCCTAACAAAGTAGATTCTGAATATTATCCTCAGGAAAATGTAAAGCTAGATGATGGAGAAGTAGTTACAAAAGATCAATCTGGGGCTTTCGTATTTTCAGATACTTTAGGTTTTGCTAAATTAGCTAAGAAGCCTTCTCAGGCAATAGGAAAGGCAGAACAAAAATTAAAGGAAATGCCTTATGATGAAACTTCAAAAGCTACTATTGCACACTCTCAACAGATACTAAATAAATTAGCCAAGGCTCAAGAAGAATTAGCTACCAAACTAGGATTAAGAGAAAATCAAACAAGATCATTTAATACTGGCGGGCCTATTCCTTACAAAGGATTTGATGTTCTTAAATTCCAACAGTTTGCTAACGCCAATGGTTGGGCGCTAAAAAATGATAATATTTGGGGACCTAAAACAGAAGCTGTTTACAAAAGATTAGCAGACGCCTACAATAGGCCTGAAGATATAAACCCTTATGCTAATACTAATGCTACATTTGGGAATCCTATATCTTCAAACTTTAATAAAACTACTACGGAGTTATACCCCGGTATAGAAGAGTTAGGACCAGTTCCTCCTACTACGGAGTTTGTACCTGAAGGGTTACCTTTTGAAGGAACTCCTATGTTAGAAGGAAATTCTCCAGATCCTACTTCTAATATGATAGATTACAGATCCCCTAACCTTAATCAAGGCCAGACTGCTCAAGATGCTCGGTATAGAACTCCTTGGACTACTGGCGATTATTTTAAAGTTGCTGAACTAGCTTCTAAAGGCATTGGTCTTCTAAGACCATCCGAAAAGGAAAGACCTAACTACGACTACTCTAGAATTACTAAGCAATCGTACGATCCTTCTAAACCTTTAAATGATACTAATAGACAGTTCTCTAATTTTTCTAACTCTCTTCAAGCTGGATCGCTTTCTACTAGACGTGCTATGTTATCAGCTCTACAAGGACAGGTACTGAATAATCGTAATGATATTTTAGCTAATTACGCAAATCTAAATAATCAAGCTCAGGTGCAGTACGAAGAAAGGTTATCTAATCAAAACAGATATAACCAACAAGAGAAGTCTAGAGTAAATACTATTAATTCCCAAAACAGAGCCGCTAAAGATCAAGCAGTACAAAATATGTTTACTTCAGTAGGGCAATTTGGCGAAGATTTGAATAGGAAGAGATTTGCTGAAGATCAGATTAATCTTATGTCTGTAATGTACCCCGATATATTTCCTGCTTACTTAAAAACCATGAAACGAAAATGATAAACAGATTTACAAGAAGATCTCCGTATGACTTGGGCCTCTACACTCCTCCTGTAGAAGCTATACAAAAGTCTATGGAAGTAATGCAGAGACAATACGAAATAAATTACCAAGTAGCTGACGCTTTAAAAAATCAATTTATTCCTTCTCTTCCTCAAGATAGACAGCTAGCAAATCAAATACAGAAACAGTGGGCTACTAAAGTGGATGACTTAGTATCTAAATACAAAGGTAATTATGCACAAGCTTCTCAAGATTTAAGGAAACTTCAATCTGAGATGAGGAATGACTTAAATCCGGGAGGAACTGCTCATGCAATTACTACTAACTTTTCTCAGTACCAAACTTGGTTAAAGAATCAACAGGATAGATTAGAGAAAGGTAAAATTATAGCTGATGATGTTAACTTAGCGAATAACTATATCATGAAAAACTATCAGGGTATAGGAAATATTGATCCTGTTACCGGCTCATTTAATAAACTTCAAACCGAAGAAGTTGCTGATTATCAAGATCCTAACGAGATAATAGATAAAGTATATAAAGAGTTTAAACCTGAAAAGGGCAAAACTTCTTATACTGTATTTCAAAATGGTTTACAGACTCAAGTTGAAGAAGAGTTTGAATCTATGGATCCTAATAGGTTAAACAGTGCATTTCAACAGGCTCTATTCTCAGAACCTAAATACATTACTTACGTCCAACAAAGAGCGAAATTTGCCGGTGTTCCTAAAGATCAAGCTCTCGGGTTTGTAGCAGACTTAGCTACACAAAGAGCTAATTCTTTAGGGTATCTTAACAAGACTAGCGGTTCCAAATCTGAAAGAGATCCTTTAGCATTGATAAATGCTAGAGCTGCTGCTGACAGAGTAAATATAAAATATAAGAACGATCTAGATAGGCAAAAGGATTTTGAGAATTTTCAAAGAGAGCAGCAACAGAATTTCTTGAGATATGAAGATACTCAAAAGGGAATGCAAGCTAAGCCTGTTGATGAAGGTATCCTTAAAGATTGGCGGTCTGGGTTAACAAGTACGTCTACTTCTCCGGAAGTTAGTAGTGTTATAAATAGTGTTACAGGCCAACCTTACTATACAAGTAAGAATACAAAAAACTCTCTTAACGCAATAGAACAGGAGAATCTTCAAGACTTCTTAAGCAAAGACCGAGAGAAAGCAGATAAGATCTTAAAGTCTAAGAACATTGATCCTATTTTATTTAGACAAATTCGTGAAGATAAGCTCGGGGATTTTAAAGAAGAAGTCAGAGCTAAGTACGGGGTAGATAAAGAATGGACTAAGAAGTTCGATCAAGACGTATTTTGGGATTACCAAAAAGAAGCAAAAGCTAATCATTCTTTATTTCAAACTTATTCTTATAACGTACCTGATGTAATTAAGAAGCAAGTAATAGGAGAAGCTGTTAGACAGTCTGTAGGAGATAACCAAACAGAAGTTTACATTCCCGGTTCAAATGTTACACTTCAAGCCTTACCTCCTGAAATTAAGGAAGAACTTGCTGATATGGAAGAAGGTAAGATTAAAGGGCTAGACTTAATAGATGTAAGGTATGTTACTCCTCAAGCAGGGTACACCGCAGCAGGTCATAAGGTTGTTTTACCATCAGGTAAGTCTTTTGTTCTAGTAGGTCAGAATATGTCTACTAACCAATTAGGTAAGAGATTTAACAGGGCTTTTGGTTCTTTATTTAATGAGGGTTTAAAAGAAGGTTCTGACTTCGTAGATGTTCCCTACATAGATGAAAAAGGACAACCGAGAATGGGGCAAGGTATTCCTGTTAGAGAATTTGAAAGAAGTAATGGAAAATACGATCTAGCTATAAAATATAAAGATGTAGAAACAGGAAAGTATATCCAGACTCATGTTCCAACTAAGGATGGAGTGGAAAGACAAGATTTAATTATGAATATGCCTGCAGTCATGCAGTTATATCAGCAACAATTTAATTCAGCATTAGGGTATCAAAAGGAGAAAGGAAATATAACTCCTAATAGATACTACGAAAATTATCAATAATAATGCCAGACAATAGTTTAAAAATACCAGTAACATTACCAAATAGGACTAATTACAATGAGAGCCCTAATTTTGGAGGGATGTATTATTATGATCCCGTTTATGACCAAGGTTTTAAAAAAGGAATGAATAGAGAAGCTGTTCGATCTGATAACCAAACATGGTATGGCCATGTAGGAAATGGTTTTGTATCCAGAGCAGCTTCGATTGCTCCTAAATTAATAGGAGGATTAGGTAGTGTAGGTTATGCTTTAGCAGCACCTTTCTCTGATGAAATATCATATAAGAACATATGGGATAATCCTATTCTTAATTGGTCAGATCAATTAGACGAATCTCTAAAAGAGAACTTCCCTGTATTCAAGTCGAGAGAATATCAAGAAGGAGGATTACTTGCCAAGTTAGGAACTACTTCTTTCTGGGCATCTGATGCCTTTGACGGATTAGCTTATGCAGCTTCTGCATTTGTTCCCGGATCAGTAATCTCTAAAGGAGTTCAAGGTGCAGGAGCGTTAATGAAATCTTCTGAAATAGGTTCTAAGGTACTAAGAGGATTAGGTAAGATAGGCTCTGAACAAAGCCTCACTTTAGGGCTAGCTACATCTTATAATACCGTAGCAGAAGCAGCTGTAGAAGCACATCAAACTCAAAAAGAGTTAGAGGTATTATATAGAGCGCAGTTTCCTGACATGCGAGAAGATCAGATTAAAGCTAAAGCTTCTGAAGGAGCAAGAGATACTTTTGTTTTAAATTCTCTAGCTCTATTTATTCCTAACTATGTTCAAAATAAGTTTTTTCACGGAACTAAGGATCTCAGAAATGAAGTCTTTAAAGATGTAGTTCAAAATAAAGAATCTGCTAAAGCTATAGATAGTATCTGGAGACAGATGGGCTCAGGTGTAGTATCTGAAGGTTTGTGGGAAGAAAATGTGCAGACAGCTATACAACAGTACGAAAGAAACATGGCTTTGGGTAATACCAATGCTGGAATCTTGGATGGTATTGGGAGAGGTATGTACGACAATGTTAAAGGACTTGTAAAATCGTTTACAGGATTTGATACTACTGATGACGAGACAGAAGGAGCACTTTCTATTTTCTTAGGAGGCTTACTTGGTGCAGGATTTGGAGCAATGGGTTATGCTAGAGATTTAAAATCTTATGAATCTGCTAAAGGCGAAGCTAAAGAGAAATACGATAAATTCTTTAAAGACATTGCTCCTGCGGCCTTACGCTCTATGATAGATTCTGGATCTGCTGTATTTGCTTCAGATGGAAGTACTGAGATAGATGTAAATGGAACTAAGATACAGGTTCCTAAGTATTTACTAGATGCTAATGGTAAACCTACAGTAGATAGAGATGCAGCAACTAATCTCGCTTTGAGAATGTTCAGAGATAAAACTAATTGGGATGCTTCTACAGTAGCCACTCTCAATAATTCAGATATACTCGATACATTCACTAAAGAGATGGCGCTTGCTCAGTACGCATATGAGCTAGCTACAAAACCTAACTATACTTTAGAAGACGTAAATCTCTTACTAGATAACTACGCCAAGACTGGTCTTAATGAGGCTGCTCAAGAAAAGGTTGACACTTTAATTCTCCAGAATACTGAAACTATTAAGTCTTATCTACAAGATATAAAGAAGATTGCTGAATCTAACTTGTCTAGCTCAGATAACTTGGTGGATCAGAAATTTTCTAACTTTATTACTAAAGCACAAGTATACACTCAAGCGAGAAAAAATGCCGTAGAAAAGTTAAGAACTCTAAATCTTTCCGATTCTAATAAAGTCGCGATAGATAGTATCCAGCAAGAGAATGATTCTTATATAGCTGATTTAGTAAATGACAGAGAGAATCTGAAGAAAGAGTATGAAGCTAGAGTTTATAATCCAGAGCAATTAATTTTGGAGTATAATGCTCTAAACTCTGAGAAATCTCTAACACCTGAAAAGCAGACAAGGAAACAAGAACTCTCTTATTTACTTAATGAGCAGATGTTCTCTAATGGTTCTTATGTTATCAATAATACAGGTTCTAGAAATGTTCCTATTTTTACTAATATTAAAAAAGCACTAAAGACGGAGCTTTCTTATGAAGATAAGTTAGCACAGGAAGAAGCTAATACTATGATAGCTGAAATGGATTATCTTTCGAGTTCTTCTCCTGTAGCTATTAAAGCTATAAACTTTATTAGAAAGTCTTCTTTAGCAAATAGACAAAGGACTCCAATTGCTTCTAGAATATCTGACGATGTTACTTCGGAACTTAATAATGTAAAAGCTAGATTCACAGAAATTACTGATGCACTTTCTAATTTACAAGCTGTAGTTCCAGACATGACATTGGAAGAGAACGATGTAGCTGAGTTGTTTCCTAATTTAGATCCTACAACTGAAGTTACAGATGATTTAATTGCAACATTAATTACTCCTCTACAAACAAGTTTGTCTCAAGAGCTGCCTAGTATTCAAGAAGAATTTAGAGTATTATCTATTGTATCTCAAGAACTTCCGGGCAAGAAAGATCCTAACTATGAGAAATTTGTAAATAGTAAAAATAAAGAAAATACTCTACAGGATATATTCCAAGATGAGTATGTAGCAAAACCTTTTCAAGCATTTAAAGACAGGTTTAATAAGAATACTGAAACTATAACAGATATTTCTACTGCACAAGAAATACTTATTAGAGCAAAGCAAGCTAAAGAAGTTGACGCGAAACGAGATAAGTCTACTTTAGCACTGGATAAAATAATATCTGAATTAGAAAAAGTTATAATACCTAAGATTCTTAAGAATCTAAGTAGTTCTGATGAGATACAGTTATCTGTTAATGATTTCCAAACTGGTCTTTTCACTTCGTTTCTTAAAGAAGATATTGAACTTGGGGTAAATTTTCAATCATATGAGACTCTACTTAACACTTTACTTAAACAAGAAGGTTTGGAAGAAGAAGTGCAAAAAGCTCATAATGCTCTGATTGATACGTTCTTCAGTTTAGAGATTACCCAAAAATCTAGATTCTTCAAAGCTTATACTAATGACTCTAATAGATATAACTACTCGTCATTAATGGTAGAGCAGGTTCTAGAAGAGTTATATGGTTCTGACCCTTCAGTAAAAAAGTATCTCTCTAATAGAGACTTTATAGGGCTTGAGTTAGCTTTAGCAGGAGATTCAACTTCAGCAAGTGAAGACATTAGTCAGTTAGCAGAAATGATAGAGACTCTAAGAGCTTATAAAAAGCTAATAAAGTTTACTACCTCTAAACTGCAAGTGGCAGATTATATGGGTAAGCTATCTCAAATTCAAGGTATCAAGCCTTCTCTACAACAGCTAATAGTTTTACTTGATCTAGCTTTATTTTCTACCTCTAAAGTAGGAGTAAAGCAAAATGATAACTGGTCTTTAGTAATGGGTATTGGAGGATCTGGTAAGACACACCTTGTCGGCAAGCTTATTCCCTCTTTAATAGACAACCAAAACTTTGTGGCTTTTTCTCGATCAGAAAAAGCTTCTGCTAATGTAAATGAGGCATTAGGTAGATCTACCTATACTTTTGAAACTTTCTTAAATGACGAACTTCAGAATATTGATTATATTATTTTAGACGAAGCTTTTACATTTACTAATCAACAGTTAAGTGATATTGCTATAAAGTTAAAAGCAATTCAGAATAAAACAGGTAAACTTATTAAGGTAATAGCTTTAGGCGATCCTTCTCAAGTATCAGCAGAAAAAGGCTGGTTCACAGATATATCTAGAGGTGCTATTACAATTACTTCTCCTTTGGTATTTAGCTATCGTAATAATGTATCTTCTCTTAGTTCATTTACAGATTCTTATAAACTAAATACATCTAAGGTACAAGACAATACTGCTATTTCTAATCAGACAGAAGCAGAATTTTTAAATAGCCCCCAAGATCATCTAGGTGTAATTTCATTAGGTGAGGAATCTATTCTTCAAGCCTTCCAGAATTCGCCTGTTAAATCTAAAGTCTTTATTGTAGCAAATGAGACTCAGAAACAATTTCTTAAAAATACTATTAATTCTCCAGATATTCTTACAGTGCAAGAAGCTCAAGGCTATCAATGGGATCAAGTATTTACTGATCTAGTAGAAGCTTATTTACCACAAGATCCTTTCCAAGCTAATAAATACTATTATACTGCGTTTAGTCGAGCAAGAAAATCTTTAGTTATTTCTGGAACTCCTATTAACAATTCAGTATCTCAAATAGAACTTACCGATCTTTCTACTTCTAAGAATGAAGAATGGTTTAAAGAAAATTTAGAAATATTTAATTCTAATGTAGGATCTACTGTTCAAGATACTTTAGTACCTCAAGAGATCTTTACTGATCCTAATATTGAGGAAATGCAGTATGCTGAGTATACAGAAGAAGAGTTAACTATTGAACCAGAAGAAGGCTTTAGATTATCTTTTCCTACTAACTACAATCTAGCTTCTACATTTGATACAGGCGGAGAAATAGTTTCAGCAATAGACACTACAACAGCCTATGTTATTAAGACAGTAACAGGTAACAACATAAGTTATTTTGTAGTAGCTAGACATTCTGTACTTGCAGATCGCTTTCTTGTATTAGGGATGTTATCAGATTTAGATTTCCAAAGATCTACTAAGCTTCAATCTCTATTAGATGTTAAAGTTTCTGGCATATCTAGTAATCTAGTTTCTAACAAATCTGCTTTTGTGTTAACACCTCAAGCTTTTAATTCTGCTTTAGTCGGTAGTTTTCCTGTAAAGAAGATGTCTCCTATTAAAGTGAAATATGATAGACAATCTAGAATGTCGTTAGAAGATACTCTTATTAAATTTTATGAAACATTCTTTGGAACTGATGAACTAGGTAACAAGAGATACCCTGCTGAAGTGTACGATACCAATGGTGTTCCTGTAAACTTCGATCAAGAATGGGTAGTAGATGGTAAAGTAAACTGGAAAGCTCTAAAAGATAAAGCTACTATTTTTATTCCTGATAAGAAAGAAGCTACTGCTGATAAACTACTTCCGGGTATTCCTTATTTAAAGATAGCTAATCCTTATCAAAAAGGAGCTGATCTTAACTCGTCAGTTAAAGCTTTCTTCATTAGACTGGAACCTTCTCGACTTACTCAAGATCATAGATATATTCAAGCTATAAAATCTCTTTACGATTCTATACAAAAAGTAGAGTCAGCCACTGACCTTAGATTCGGTACTAAAAAGTTCTCTAAGTTTATTAGAGAATATGCTAATAATTATGAAGTAGATTACAACAAGGAATTAGATAGTACTGGTATCTATGCTATAAAACTAAAGTCAGATGTTATATTAGACTCTCCATTAGATAAGGAATATCAGAATATAGTAGAGCAGATTTTTGCTGGAGAAAGAAAGATCGTTACTTTTAAAACAGAACAAGAGGCTAAAGACTTTATGGTTTCAAGAGCTTCTGGTAACTTCTTTACAGATACAAAAGGATCTACATATACTTTTGCTTCTATTCAGCCAATGGGCAAACTCTTTATTATTGAGTACTACAGTGGAGCAGGAAATGATGCTACTGAAACTGCTATCTTTAGAGATTATTCAGTAAGATCAGGTAAAGGAGATGCTCAACGAGCTATAAATTCTATTGCTACTGCTAATAGATATATCGGAGATCAATTAATTAGGAGTAAGACAACAAAGCTAGCTAGATCTAAGTCTCTACTCTCTACTTCTTATTTTACGGATTTTCAAGCTTTAAGTCAAGATCCTGTAGCGATAGAATCTGGTTGGAAATTCAAGCCTAAACAAGAAATAGCAGAAGATGATCCTTCTACTTTTACGGAACTAGTAGACTTCTTTGAGAACTACTTAGGTTCAAGATCTGATGCTATAAAGTTAATGGATAAGTATACTGTACCTCCGTATGACTTAGAGATGCTAGGATTATTTGCTGACCCTTCTATGTTTGATGGGGCATCTCATAAATTCTTAAGAACTCCACTTCAGACTAGGCGAGCAGATAAAAAAGGTATAAATCAATTAGGTTCTAATCTAGAGCCTAATCTCGAAACTTTAGAAGAGTTAATGTATTCTAACTTTAGTAAAGTAGAAAGAACTATTGTAGAAGTAGATTTAGGAGAAACTAAAATAGAGAGCACTTCTCAAAAGATGAAACTCTCTGAAGTACTATCAAAGATCCCTTCTACTAATTTAGATTATCTTGACAAAGTAAGAAATCTTTTACAAACTTTTGGAGTAGATGCTACTGTTATATTTGGAGATTCTGAAAATGTAACAAGATCTTATAGAAATAACAAAGGAGAAGTTCATGTAGAAATTATTACTAATATTAGTCTTAAAGACATAGAGAAGGGTAATCTAAATGCCATCCAAGTTTTCTTACATGAAGCTATACACGCAGCTACATTACCTGCTATTACACAAGGTAAGAAAGATTTAGCAGAAGGAAAAGATACAAAAGCTGCTACATTTGTAAAAAGAATACAAGCACTTCAGAAAAGGTTTAATTCAGTAATTGCTACTAGAAAACTTAAAAGAGTAAATGTTTATCAAACTACTACATCTAAATTAAACGAAGCGGAATTTATTGCTAATCTTTCTAATCCTAAGTTCTATGAGCAAGCTTCTACTATAGATGCGATTTCTAAAAAATCAAAATCTTTAATATCAGATATAATCAGGGCTATCCTAGATTTCTTCGGTTTACAGCAGTCTAATATTTATGACTTAATGGTGAAGTCTGTAGAAGATTTGTATTCTTCTATTTCTACATCACCTGTTGTACAAGAAGAAGTAAAGACTGAAGATATTGATATTAATAAATACAAAACTGTTGTCTTAGAGGAGATTCAAGATCTAGACGAAGACTCCGTAGAAGTATTCTTGGAAGATAATACAATAAATAAGTACTTACAGTACAAAGGTAAAAAGTGGTCCTTTAAAAATACTATAGATAAACTACCCTTAGAAGAGCAAGTAAAAATCTTACGTTCGCTTTATAATCTACTTACTGGCGAACAACTCGCATTTGCTTACTATACACCTACACCTAATGTGTTTACAGCAGTTCCGGGGTCAGTAATTTCTACAAGATACTCTGACCTTAATATTGCTTTACAAACTTCTTACCAAAGGAATCTTGCTGAGTCCTATATTCGTAATAGTCTAACTACTGGTAAAACTCTAGAGGAACTCTTAGCCTTAGAAGCTGATGAGTACAAAGATGAATTCTTTACTGAAGTCGATAAACAACTCTTTGCTTCAAAACCCCAGCAATACTATGAGGATTCTGCTATTGTTCGAGAATATCTATTTGATAATCTAAATACTTCAAAAAATTATCTTACAGGTTTAAAAGATTTAGGCCCAGTTTTATATAAAGAAGCTAAAGAGTTAGTATTAGATATTATACGAGAGAACTTAAATAATAGAGATTCACTTACAACTCTTTACAGAACTAAAGCAGATGTTTATAAAGACATTCTTGAATTAGCTAATACGTCTAAAGCTATTACTATTGAAGCTCAGATTGCTAGAACTAGAAAGGAAATTAGTAAAGCTAAAAAAGCTAAAGAAGATACCTTAGAGTTAGTGCAGCAATTGAAAGATCTAGAACTTCAAGTAAGACCTTACAGGATACTCAGATCTTATAATCCTAGAACTCTAAGAAAG